CTGTTGGATCAGAGCTTGATAGGGATGAATAGGATGAACTTGTTGTCGGGCATAGAGCATTTACGGCAAGCATACCGCCAGCGCATAATAAAGCTGAAGCAGCATAGGAAACTATAAGCGCAGCTGTTTCACCTAATCCACCCACAAGACTGGCAACACCAGAAGCAATTATTCCTCCAACACCGGTAAACATTGTCAAAGCTATAACAGCTATTGATAAAACTACCCTTAGGATATCCTTACCACCACCGCCTCCACCACCGCCATGGGGGATAGGACAGGCCCTGACTTCGACAAGCTCTCCTGCTTTAGGTTTATGTGTAGCCCATATTTTTTTAGGAATAACTTTACCATTGACAAAAACGATAGCATACCGAAGTTTTGTTATATCGGGTTGTGCGTATAAAACCATATCTTTGACAGTAGCCCCCTCATTGAATTCAAGCCTTTTCCGCGCGGACTTGAACGGGTGAACAACTGCTGTCATTTTGATTTTATCAGGCATCTTTGTCCTTTAAGCGGTAAATTCCTTCAATTCTGTTTTTCCATTTCGCGCTGTCTATGCGCTCGATTACCGTGTTTATCTTTTTCTCACAATGGATGAATCTGCTTTTATCTACCATAAGGCCCAGATGGGTTTCTGTATCGCCAAACCTGAAAAGGACGACGTCCAAGGCCTGCGGCTTGTCAGCAAGGTCCCAATTATGTTTTTGGCTTAAGACGATATCGTGTATAACTCTCCGGGATGCTTTTGTATCTCCGGCATTGACATAATCGTCAATGAAGCTCGGGAGCTCTATGCCTAAAACATCACGATACGCCAAATAAGCTGGGCTCCAACAATCTCCTCCGGAATAATCTCTTCCGTGTTCCTTAAAAGGCATTTTCAATATGCGGTTAATAAAATCATTAATTGTAAGCATTTTTACGTTTTATTCCTTTTGGCCCCATCCCTTTGATGTTAATTTTTCTTTACTCATAGTATCCCCTTAAATATTGAAGGAGAGAATTTTAACGATGGGTATTCTTCCCGCGTCAAATCTTCAAATTCCAGATCTGCTGTAACTGTCATCATGTTGTATTTTACGTTATTAAGCCTCATCCCGACGAATTGGGCTTCCACAATGTTCGGCGTATCCTGTCTGACAATGGTTATCATAACGCTGGGGGGAGTGGCTATTGACCTTATGGCGACTCCAATTTCTCTTGATACGTTGCAGATAGTAAGGTTAGCCGAAGGTTGGGAATCTTCTTTGGAATCTGGTAATTTTATATCAAATGGAAAAGCTATATATTCAAGACCGTTAGATGTAATAGCGACCTTGTTATTAACGACTCTTATGTCCTCGCTTAAGGATGCGTGGCTTATTGTGAGAAGTATGAGTGGTAAATCACTCTCATTTTGCCAAGCATCATGCTTTAATTCCTCCGAAATATCCATTTATGGCTGTACCTCAAGTTCTAAAGATGCCTGATATAGCCTGTCATCTACGCTTTCGGCTGATTTTACACATTTCCATCCGGGTTTGGATTTAAACCGAATCTCTATTGTTTCTTCGGTGAACGGGTGTATCCAGTTAAATGATAATGAACCGTGTTTAATTGTTACCCTAAAAAATGTATTGAATGTGGCTAATTGCGCTCCGGTCAGTACCATCGAACCTTTTACGGTCTGGGTGATTGCCGTAAATCTATTACGGACTGATGCGGGACCGGAATCCATATCGGTAATGGCGCGGCTTTCATCATCCTGAACTGATGCATCGCAGGAAAGCCTTTGTGGTAATGTTGCGGGCCAAGTATCCATATCTTTACCTCACAGTTAATGATTGTTTTAAGCCAAAAGAATTTTTAAGGGCTTTATAAGTTTTACTTCCGGAATCTTTCACTGAACCGGCTACAGCTTCATCAATCATAATGTTAATCTGTTCTTTATCTCCAATTTTCTGGCTGGTTTGGGAAACTTTTGAACCTTCGGGAGCATAAACATTTATTTCAACTCCGCCACTATTGCCGGATTTTACCCCCAGATCTCCGCCGCTTGTTCTAAACAGCGGCATTATAGCTTCTGTCCCAGCTTCTCCGGCAAGCCCAACTCCTCCGTTTGCCATAGGAAATAGTGATGGCCTGGTAATTAAACCGCCAGTCGCAAAGGGAATAAGATTACCTCCGGAAAAGATATTGCCATGGGCGGAACCGAAGAAACCAGAAATTCCAGTAGATAGTGCTTCTGCTAAGGGTGCTGTTATCGCTGTTCTTAATATTATCCTTTCAATATCCTGTAGTAATGACACCAAGACATCGCTAAACTTTTTACCGTCAATAATCGCATCCTCAAACGCCGATTGGAAAGTCATTCCCAAATCTTTTGCTGCGTCCTTCATCCTATTTGCTACTTCAGAGCCTTTAGCCAGTGTTTCTTTCGATTTCTTTGCTGCGCGCTCATAAGTTTCCTGGCTGATTGCTCCGGAATCAAGCAAATCCTTGTATTTCGCCATTTCATCGTTATATTTTTCTTGACCTGACCGCATTGATTCCGTAAGGGTTTTGCCTTCTTCCTGTTTTTTGTTAAAAGCGATTATGCTGTCGGAAAGACCTGAAAGGCTTTTGCCGGTTTTCGAAGAACCGTCTTTGACGGTATCAGATATAGCGTTCCAGTTTTTATCAAGATTGGCCGCGAGGTTAGTCCATCTTTTTGATTGATCTTCGGCATATAGCCTCCCTACCTCCATTGCCTCTTTGAATTTTAGATTAAGCATTAAAACTATTTGCGCCGCACCGGCTCCGACAGTATCAATTACGGTTTTGAAAGTATCGATTAAAACCATTCCGGAATTGACAAGTGCAACAATTACGGTCGCTACGTTCTTACCGGCTTCTTTAAAAGATTCCAAGGCCTCTGATGAACTATTTAGATTATCAGTTAAATTCGCTAAGGTAGGGAGTAGTCCAGAAGTGAAACTCGTTATTAGCCCCTGAGAAACGCTCGCCATGCGCTTCATATTATCGTTAAATTTGTCCGCTGCGGCTACAGTATCGTTGTTAAAAACTATTCCAAACTTAGAAGCCTCTTCGGTAAGTTTTTTAATCCCGTCTTTTCCGGAATTAAGTATCGGAATCATTGTTGCTCCGCTTTTGCCAAAAAGAAGTTGCGCGGTTGCCGATTTTTGCACGCCATCGCTCATTTTTGACAAAACGTCCGCGGTTTCAAGGAATAGATCATAATTGCTTTTTAATCTTCCGCTATTGTCGGTAAGAGAAATTCCAAGTGATTTGAATGCCCCGGTGTTATCTTTAACTGCTTTTGCCTCATCAAAAATGGTGTTATTGAATTTCTGGAAAACTTTCTGTAAACCTTCTATCTCGACCCCTGATAATTTTGCCACATATTCAAGGCTGGATAACTGCTCAACTGTCATGCCGAGAGAAGATGCCATCTCGCCGATTTCGTCAGCGTGGTCGATGGTTTTCTTGACGCTAACGGCGATGGCTGTTCCGGCTGCAACAACGGCCCCTATAATGGCGGCCGTTCCGACTTTACTTTTAAAGGCTATTTTTTGTAGATCACGCTCGGCCACATAAGCGGCCTTGTCCATTGCGGACGAGAATTGTGCTGTGTCTGCGCTTAATAATACATTAAGGCTTCCAAGAGTACCTAATAATCCCATCTTATCGGCCTTTCTTTTTTATTCTTGAAGAGAATATTTTTGCTAATTCAGTCTTTGCATTTGCCGGATCGCCTTCAATTTTCAAACTAAAATAAGCGATCCATTCGGTAATTTCAGAACTCGACATCTGGGATAATAATTCTTTAACAGTTTTACCAAGTTTCTCGGCAATAAAAAAATAAACTCTTCTTTCAGGGTTAGAGTTTAGTTTTTTTTTGCCTTGTTGATTTCGTCTGCGCCAAGGCCATTCAAGCGCATGGAGACTATGCAGATTTTTTCAAGAGTTTCGGATGATAGTTTCCCAATAGCTTCGATATCATCGTCTTTAAAAATCCTGTTTCCCTTTTCATCAATAATGGTAAAGACAACCAATTTAGCTCTTGGGGAAACAAGTCTCCCCGAAGCATCTTTTTCCCTGATTGCCTGCTCCCAGCCATCACGCATAGCCCCGGACATTTCAGAAACAATGACATCACCACCCCACTCCTCGATGTTTAATGTTTCTGTCTTAAGGGATGTTTTGGAAAGTATCTCTTCACGTTTTAACATGGCTTCTCCGTAATTAGCTTTCGGTTATCTCTCCGGAAATCTCCAGGGTTACTGATGCTTTCACTACGCCATCGACAGCCCCAGAAACTGCAAGGCCAGTAACGATAGCATTAAAAGTCCATTCCGTAGCGCCGGTATCGGTGAATACGATCTTAACGCTGATTGTGGTTCCGTTCTCTTTAGCCTCACGAAGAGCCGCGTGCTGCGTATTCGTCGGGATAAAGTTGCACTCAAAAGAAAGTTGGCCGTTATCATTTAATCCGGCGAGCTTTTCTTTTGCCATACTCGCTAAATCCGTAACGTCAATTACGGAAACACTCCCGCCAGGTCCGTTAAAAGAGTTTATCTCCGCTATTGTAACGTAAGTAAGCGGAGAACCTGAACCCAGTTGGAGCTCTGTTCCTTGCGCTTTAATTGCATTTGCACCCATAACAACCTCCTTTTTTGAAAATTGTTAATAAATCATACTTTTCAAATTTACACAAAAATAAAAAGGCCAACTCCGCCGTGCACGGAATCGGCCTTAAAAACTATCGACAGGGAGCGACCCCATCTTGTATGTCTCTATTATCGCATTGC